GGCGTGTGGTGCATACCTGGCGCCGTGATGCTGCCGGCCACGCGGCCCAAGCGGTGGCGCGGCTTGACGGCGCCCGCACGAACGATGCCGAAGGATCAACGATGAGCAACAACAAGCCGCTTCGGCGTGGCGTGAGCGGCGTTTGCACCCGCAGTATTTGCGAGTGTGAGCGCGATGGGCTCGGGGATCAGTGCGTTTGGCTGAAGCCCGCGGAGGCTGAATTTGAGTGCCTGGGCGAGCCGAGCCTATGCGAGAACCCGCGCGGGTGCGCTTGCTCGGAGGATAGGCAGTGACCCTGCGAGACCGCATTGACGAACTCGTGGCGCAGCACGGCAGCCTTCGCGCCGCGGCCACCGCGGTCTACGACGCCGCCTTCGCCCTCGAAGCCGCACGCTGAAGGGAGGGCAGCATGAGCGACAAAGCCCACGCCTACGGCCGCACGATGGCCGACCAGCTGCACCGCGCGCGCACCCTCCAGGAGCTGGACGCGCTCTACGTCGAGTGGATCGGCTACAGCATCCTGAAGGATGACCCCGAGGTCACGCTCGAGCACGTCAACGACATCCTGCAGGACTACCTGAACGAAGTCCTCGCAAGCACCGGCGTCGCCTGGATCGACGCGCACGCCGAGCTGCCCGAGCACGCCAACGGCGGTGCAGCATGACCCTCGCCGAACGCCTCCAGGCCGCCTACCGCGCGCACGCAGCGTGCAGCCGGCGCCACGACCTGCAGGGCGCGCTGCTGGCCAAGACCCGCATCGCCCAGATCAAGCTGCAGCTGCGCCAGCGCCGCGAGCAGCGCGCGCAAGCCTGACCCTTCACCACCAGGAGCCCACGATGACCATGACCACCACCGAACGCCGCGCCGCCGCGCGCACGAACCAGGCCCGCATCGAGCGCGAGATCCAGGAGGGCAAGCGCTGCCCGGACTGCGCCAGCGAAGACACGGAGAGCAATGGCTCGAGCGAGTACCGCTGCCGCGAGTGCGACCACCGCTGGGGCTTCGAAGCCGGCCGGAGCGGCGAGCCCTACGGGTTCTGCTGACCGGTTCCGGCACCCCCCTCAATAGGGGGGATCATCTGCGGAAAAGTCCCGCATGTTTGGCTTGCATATGTGCCGGTGATGGCGCATTGTAGAGCCATCGCAACGAGACACCCAGGAGCCCGACCATGCAAGCCACCAGCACCACCAGCACCAGCACCCCCCGCGCGCCGCGCCAGGAGCGCTGCGAGATCGAAACCCGCCGGTTCTACCTGAGCCACATGCGACAGCCGAAGGGCCGCGGGAGCTGGCTGTTCGAGAACCGAGCCGGCGCGGTGGTCTTCCACTGCAACGACACCTACGGCGCCGCGAAGAAAGCCGCGATCGCCTACGGGACCGAGAACGGGATCGACGTCCTCTACACCTGCCCCTGAGCAGGCCCACCAGCACCACCACCAGGAGCCCCAGATGAGAAACCACCGCACCATCACCATCGCACGCCCGCGCTACGTCTGGATCGCCACCACGGCGATCGCGCACGAAGACGGGAGCGAGACGGCCCGCGTCCTGAGCCAGCACGAGACGGCGCGCCAGGCGCACGACGCGCAGCTCGGCATGCCAAACGGCGGCTACGAGGGCCCGGTGCCCGCGCACCTGTACCCGGTCGGGCACACCTTCCTGATCAACGACGGACAGGCGGCCTGATCATGAGCTACAGCCTCACCGCAGAACGCTACGCGCGCGGCGCCACCCCGATGACGCTGAAGCCGGGATACGCCTTGCCGGCCGGCTGGTGCCTGTTCGATCAGGTCTACAGCGAGATCGCCGATGCCACGCCCCTGCAGGGCATCTGGAAGACCAGCGGCCTGATCGGCAAGTGTCCGAGCATCGCGCACTACGCCACCAGCACTCAAGGCGAGATCCTCCGGGTGGTGCTGCGCGACATGGCCGCCCTGCCGCCAGAGGCAGACGGGATCAAGCGGTACCCCAGCGGATGGAGCTGGCGCATCGCGGTCGGGCCTCAGCAACCCGGAGCCAGCGATTCAGACATCACGGAGCAGGAGCCACAGCGGTTGGCCAATCACTCTACGCCGGATCTCGAGCGGCGACTGAATCGGTGGAAGCGTGAAGCCGCCGGTGGGCCGCTGGCTGACCTTGCCCCGGCCAGCATCGCCGCGATCGAAATGGAGCTGAAGGTTCGGCAAGCCGCAAGCCTCGAGGGGGAGTCAGCATGAGCATGCACGCCCAGACCCAGCTCAGTCGAGCCCTGACCATCCTCGCGCGCGCCGAAGCGCTCGAGGTCGACCTCCACGCGGAGCGCGCCGCCATGCGCGCACCCAGCGAGTGCAGCGCGCTGATCCGCCGCGGCCAGGCCCGGCGCGATCGCCTCGCGCGCAAGCACGCCGAAGCGGAAGCGCGGCGGCCGCTGCGGGTGATCCAACGCGAGACGAAGCGCCGCGCTGGCTTCACCCCGGCCAGCTGCGACCCGAAGTGGCAAGCGATCGTGGCCCGGTGCTGCCGGTTCGAACGATGAGCACGATGGACCCCGTCCTTCGCCGCCTGCAGCGCCGCCTCGAGCGCTGGGAGCTCGAGCACCTGCGCGAGCACGCCGCCGCCCTCGCCGCCCAGGTCGAAGACCTCGAGCAGCGCCTCCAGGCCGCGGAGAGCAGCGCGGACTTCTGGTGGCAGCAGGTCGAGCAGCTGCGCGAGGAAATGCCCACCGGCACGCAGCTCGGCCTGACGGTCGACGGCCAGCTGCACGTGCTCGAGCACCAGGAGCCAGCATGCCAGGTTTGACCATCGCCGCATTCGAGGCCCTGCCGGACGTCAGCACCGCCTACGGCCGCCGGCGCGTGGCGGTCGAGGGACGCATGGTGAGCATCCCGGTCATGATCGAAGCGCCGGGTGCCCTGTTCCAGCGCGACGACGACGATGGGATGTTCATGGATCCGCGCGACGGGTCGACTTGGATGGTCGGGTGGGTCGACGGCGTGCGCGTGCGCCGGCGCGCCGGGAGCTGACCGTGGCCACCAGGACCAGGCGCCCGGCGCCGCTTGAGCAGCCGCTGACATTCACCCGAGCCGACCCGGCGGAGCTGGCGCGATTCGACCCGGACATGAAGGTATGCTCGATGAACTGCGGGCCGCACCGCGATGACCCGCGCACGCCGGCCGAGCGGAAGCTGGTGTGCAACGATTGCTGGCCTAACGCCCTGCATAACCGGGCCACGCCCGAGAGAGGAAGCCATGAGTGACGAGACTGCCGGCGTGGGTCCGGTTGATGCGAGTGTTAGGCCTGCTGCCGGAGCGGTAGAAGCTGAAGCGCTGCGCAACCTTGCGAACCACGCGAAGCTTGAGGCAGCGGTGATGAACGCTTGCGATGGCTCCATGTCGCGCCAGAAGGCAGCATGCCTGGAGTGGTTGGCCTGCGGCGCCGAGTATCAGCAAATGCTGCGCGGCGGTCCGCGTGGTGGCGACCTGCTGGCGGCAGAACGCGAACTCGTGAAGCAGATGGGCTACCTCGCCAGGAACTGGGCCTAACGTGGGAGCTAAGCGGTAGACGCCGGTACTCCGGCGGCTATCCGCTTGAGCGACGGGTTAGGTTTCACTGGCGGCGCACTGACCAAGGATGAAGATGGCTGAGAAAGTAGTGATTGGGAGCGCGGAACTGTGGCACGGAGACTGCCTGGAAGTGCTGCCGCACCTGAGCGGGCGCATTGCCATCGTGAGCGACCCGCCATACGGAATTGCCTTCCAGCATGGCGGCCACTTGGGCAAGGCATACGCTGGCGCCAAGGCCAAGAGCAACAACGAGAAGATTCACGGTGACGCGGAACCATTCAAGCCAGGCCACCTGCTGACCTTTGAACAGGCGATTCTGTTCGGCGCTGACCACTACGCGCAGGAATTGCCGCGCGGGCGCTGGTTGGCGTGGGACAAGTTGGGCGGGCAGGACAGCTACGGCGACAGCTTCAGCGACGTTGAATACGCTTGGCACAGCAAGACCGGCGCGGCGCGCATCTTCCGCATGGTGTGGAAAGGCATGTGCCAGGGCGCCGGGAAGGACAAGGGCACGCGACGCACGCACCCGACACAGAAGCCGGTGGACCTGATGGAATGGTGCATCGAACAGGCCGGGCGGCCGGCTGTGGTGTGCGATCCGTACATGGGCACGGGCGCGACCGGAGTAGCGGCGATGAATCTTGGCCTGCGCTTCGTGGGCGTGGAGATTCATCGCCCGTACTTCGACATTGCGTGCGAGCGCATTGAGGCGGCACAGCGGCAGGCCCCGCTACTGCCGCCCGAAGAACCGAGACAGCCTGTGCAGGAAGGGCTGTTGTGAAACCTAACGTGTTTTCGACAGACTCAGCAAAGTAGGCGAACGATGATGCAGCGCACGCGATACCCAATCAGGCGCGGGCCGCGAGGCGGCCACGATCGCAGCATGGTGCGGCAGGAGCCGCTGCCGGACCTGCGCGCCGGAGCTCCGGTCGGCGAGGTCGTGCTCACGTGGTACGGAAGGCGATACTCGCTGGAATTCCTCGTGCCCGGTGACGTCGGCCAGCGGCGGCCGCGCTCCGATCTGGTCGCTGTCGAGATCGACGGCGAGTGGCGCCGCATGAGCCTGCGCGCTGCACTGCTCGAACTCGATCGGATGGCCCCGAGAATGGCCACCCGGCGCGAGCGCGAAGGGTTCTAGTTCGGCGACTTCAGCGCGCGGTACTGCCGCTCGCAGACTTCGCGGGCCCGGGCGGCACCGTCTGCAAACTCGATAGTTCCCGCTTCAGCCTCGTCCAGCCTTCGGCGCAGGTAGGCTGACAGATCGCGGGCCGCGGTGGCTCCTGCGCTTCCTGCGCCAGATCCGGGATCGCCGCCACAGGCCCGGGCCTCGAGAACGGCGAGACGGTCGCGCAGCTCGACAGCAGCAGACTGCTGCTCGAGCAGAGCAGCGCGAGCGCGCGCCGCAGACTTCCTGGCTTCATCGATCGCCCCCTTCTTTTCCGCCTCGCGGCGTGCCGTTGCCGCCTTCGCCTCCGCCGCGCTGGCCGCCTGAGCAGCAGCCGCGGCGACCTCGGCGTCCCGGAATTTGGACCGCTCGGAGAGCGCCGCGTGCCGGTTGAACCCGCCCCAGATCACGGCGGCCGCGAACGCCCAGACCCACCAGCTGACGCCGCTGGCCAGACCGAGCGCGCCCTTGATCAGTCCCATTCCGACTCCTCCGCGATCGACTCGAGCTCCGGCAGGTCGACCGTCTGCCCGGCCAGCTCGTGCTGGCAGTCCTTGCAGTAGCGGATCTGCCCGTCCACGATGAAGTAGTGGCAGAGCCCGACCAGGTGCACGGACGGGTGGAACGTCGGCCGCTCCTGGTCGCCGTTGAACGACCACTTGTGCCCGTTGGCCTGCGCGCGCGCGTCGGTCGGGATCACGTGCATGCCCTTGCAGCCCGGGCAGTAGTGGCGCCAGGCCGGCGCGATCGTCGGATCGGAGTAGACGACCTGCTTTAGCTTCACGACCAGCCCTCGCGCCGCTGCTCGCGCCGCTTGGAGAGGATCCAGAAGCCCACGCCGATCAGCACCAGCGCGAGCAGCGCGCCAGGCGGCACGCCGATGAACTCGGCCACCGTGCCCACGGCGCCGCGGATGGCACCCAGAGCACCCCGGACCGGCTCCAGCGCCGCCGTGACACCGTCCGCCGCGCCCTTGACCCCTTCCAGCGCCGGCGCCAGCTCGGTGGCGGCGGTGACGGCACCGGCGGCCACGGTGACCACGGAGCCCTGCGCGATCGGGGAGCGGGTGAGCTTGGATTCACCCTCCACCGCCTGCGCGGTGCGTTCGAACCCGGCCTCCGGCGTGAGGTAGAGCGACGCCTCCCGGGCCCGCCTCGAGGTCAGGCCATTGAGCACCTCGAGCTGACCGGTCGCCGGGTTGCGCGCCTTATTCCACAGGGAGAACGCGCGCGCCGCGGCCGCCCGGTTGCCGGCGTTGTGCTGGCGCAGCACGGTCGACCGCGCGAAGGCGGCCAGACCGATGTTGTACGCCAGGAGCACGAAGGCCCCTAGCTCGTTTGGCGACGGCGGCACCGTGCAGAGCGCGCGGATGGCGGCCACGCGCTCTTCGAGGTCCTCGAGCAGCCACCGGTCGGCTTGCTCCTTGGTGCAAGTCGCGCCAGGCCGGACGCCGTCGGTTTCACCCCACCCGATCGTCCAGACCCCGGCCGGGCACCGGTAGGCAACCAGCGCGCACCCGCCGTCTGGCCCCTGCTCGTACTCCGCGAGGATCGCCAGCGCCTCCTTCGGGATCGGCCATGGCAGAGACGGATCGGGGAGCGGGAAGCGTAGGGTCATTGCTCGCTCCTTCGGCCGCCGGCGGCGTGCCGCATGTGCTCAGGCGAGAGCGGCCTGGGCCGCTCCGTGCCAGCCGGTGGGGCGTAGCGCCAGCGCGCCAGGCTGAGCAGAAAGAAGACCAGCACGCCAGCGGCCACCGATGCGGTGCCCCAGGCGGCGAACTTGGTGAACGAGAGCAGAAACGCGTTGAACATGCCCAGGGCCAGCGCAGCGTGCTGCAGGAACACCCGCACCGCGGTGACGCCGCGCATCATCTTTTCGATGCGGCAAGCGATCATCACGCACCCGACGACCAGCATGGCGTCGGCCGCCACCATCGGCAGGTTCCCGAGCATCAGGTGGAACAGGATCAGCAGTACATCGCCGCCGCTCATGGCTTGGTCCCTCCGCCTTGGAGTGCCTGCCACTTCTCGTACAGCTTCCGACCGATCGCCGCCCACTTGTCCGGGGCAGCGGAGATCAGGAACGCGACCGGCAGCAGGAAGCCGGTGAAAGAAGCGTCCGTGTAGTCGACCAGGCGCGCCGCCAGGAACTGCGATGCCGGCACGGTCACGCCAATGCAGATGATCAGCGTGATCAGAGCGTACACCCACGCCGGGAGCTTTGACTCCATGTCGCGCCGGTACAGCCCGACCAGGAGCCCGGCGAACCACCCGAGCAGGATCAGTGCGTAGGCCGCCAGGAACTGGCCCGCGCGCGGTCCCCAGAGCAGGCCGGCGATGGTCAGCGTGGCCGCCCAGAGCGACAGGTCGACGTCAGGTGGGGGGGTGGGTGCGGCCATGCAGGCTCCGATAGACGTAGAGGGAGAGCCAGAAGACGACCACGATGCCGATCGCCCCAAGGTCGAGATCCAGGCGCGCGCTGCAGATTGACTGACCAGGCGCGACGGGCCAGGGCCGGTGCATGAACGCGAACGAGCACAGCGCGACCTGCACCTCCTCGACGGACCACCACAGAGCCACCAGCGTGAGCGCGCTCGAGCGCGGCGCCAGGTGGTGCACGGTCCAGATGAGGGTCAGAAGCGCGAGCGCCCCCAGCGCCTTGGACGCCAGGCCGCGCAGCTCGGGCGGCCAAGCGTCGTAGAGGTAGTGCCGCGCGCCCATGGCCAACAGCAGCACCGCCGCGACATCAGAGCGGTTCCTGGGGACCACCGCCACCTCCGAGCGTTTGCGGCTGGGACCACTTCATGGGACGGCCGAACAGCAGTCGCAGCGCGTCGACCAGCGGCACGCCGCAATCGACCTTAAGGCGCCAGGCGAAGTAGCCGGTCGACAGCAGCATGCCTACCACCAGACCGATGAGCAGCGAGAGCAGGTTCATGGTCAGCCCCAGGTGTTGCGGTGCGGCGGATTATCCACCGGTCGGCGCGTCGATGAACGTCCGCATGTCGATGGTCGCGGAGTCCTGCACCAGACCGGTCGCCGTCTCGCGGATCTCGAAAAACACGATGCGGATGGCAGCGCGATCGGTGCCCGGGTCGACATAGCCGGTGGAGAGCTCCCAGGTGCGGACGGTGCCCAGAGCCTCCCAGGAGCTGACGGTCCCGGTGAACGTGACCGGCGATCCGCCGTCGACCGAGGTCAGTACGGTGGCGCGCACCTCGTAGAGGGCCGCCAGCGTCGGCTCGATCTCGCCGTAGAGGTTCCACTCGCCGCTCGGCGTCGGCGGCAGGTACAGCCCGCTGTTCAGCGTGTCGTAGGACAGAAGACCCGTCGCGCCGAACGTGACCGAGCAGCGCAGGTCGCCGGAATACACGGTCGAGTCGGTGACGTCGTACACAGACGCGTCGAGGATCCGCGGCACCACCAGCGTGCCGCCACCGGTATCGACGCCGCCGGAGTCGTCCGGGAGCCCGACCGGGTCCTGGATCTCGCCAGGGCCAGGCAACAGCGCGTTGTCCGCCAGGTGCACGCGCTCGTCATCGATCACGCCGGTGATGGAGAACAGCTGCGCGCCGTCAGCGTCTCCGCCGTCGGTGATGCTCTGCACCTTCACCAGCTCGCGCGATCCGAGCAGCGGACCGAGCAGGAACTTCGGCCGTTCGCGCGTGCCGTCGTCCAGCACCAGGGTGAAGCCAGGCCCGTCCGAGAGCGTCACGTCGTACTCCGTCGGGCCCGGTGTCACGCGCTGCGGATCGGTGAGCAGCCCGTCATCCTTGATGAAGGTGATGTACAGGTCGCCAGCGTCCCAGTCGGGCACTTCGGAGAGCCCCATCACCAGCGACCCGGAGTCGTACTCCACCACGTCGCCGGACTGCGCGTACCCGACCTGATCGGGCACCAGCGCCACAGGCGACATGTAGGCCGGGAGCATGCCCTGCATTTCGGTGGTCCAGGACGCCACGCGCGTGCGGTAGGCCAGGTCGGCGGCCTCGTACATACCCTCGCGCTCGGCATGCTTCGCGCCCACGATGCCCTCCAGCCGCTTGTGCACCGGGTTGGCCATGTCGGACAACTCCACGCCGGGCATCGGGCAGGGGATCTCGGTCCACTCGTTTGTCCGGTGGTCCTGGTATTCGATGATCACGCCATCGGGTGCGTTGCGAGAGCGAAGCCGCTCGGAAACCGTGATGCCAGGCTGACAGTTCCGCGGCGTGAAGGCAGTGACCGGAGCATCCACGAACTCGTCGCGCGCGATGCTGATCAACCCGTTGCGACGGAAGATGCGCGAGCGGCCGGCACGCGCGATGAGCTGCGCCGCGTCCCACCCGTTGACGGTGCTGTCGAAGACGTAGTCGAACCGATCCTGGCGCGCATCCGCCTGCACCGCGAGGTCGTAGAACGACTGCAGGTCGATGCGCGCGTCCGGCTTGTCCATGCCCCAGGTGCTCGAGGTGATCAGGTCGAGCACCCACCACACCCAATTGCGGGTGTGAGACTCGGCATTCCAGGTGAGATTGGCGGCCAGGGTTCGGCAGTAGGCCTGACAGATCAGGCGGAGGTCCCGGCTGGCGGACTGCGAGAGCTGGCTCGAGGCCCGCATGACCACCTCGAAGTGCGCGGCTTCAGGAGCGAGTGGCGCCGGCTCGGCGAGGTAGGCCCGCAGGCCGATCCAGGCGAGCTCGTGCAGCGCAGACGGGTCGGTGTCCTGCACGTCGGTGCGCACCAGCCGGACCTCCACGCGCGCCGCGGTTGGCAAGGTGTACTTCTCCGACCAGCGCTGCGGCGTGGCGGTGAAGGCGGTGCGGGTCTCGTTGGCCAGCGTCGTCCATGGACCGAGCACCTGCCCGAAGTCGTTAATCTCGCGGTACTCCACGCGCCAGGTGACCGTGAGCGCGCCGGTCTTGCCCAGGCCGCGCACCGCAGAGACGTCGACGCCGACCGCGCTGCAGGTGCGCCGCGCCGCGCACGCTGCGTAGCCGCCGACGAAGCGACCAGACTCGAGCGTGGCGGACGACACCTCGACCGCGGTCGTGACGTTCGCTAGCACCTCCGTCGGTTGCACGCCCGGAGCCAGGTACGTGGCCCGGACCACGTCCGCGAAGCGGGTGATCGGCGTGTTCCCGATCTTGGCGACCACGTCGTGGTTGCCGATGCCGACGGCGAACAGCGCCAGGAAGTACTGGTCGTTATCGAGATCCGGATCGGCATCTGAGTCGCCGGCGCGCGGCCGGTATTCGAAGTAGGGCTGGCACGCGTACGGCGGCGTGATCTCGCGCTGCCCGCAGATCTTCCAGATCGGCTGGTCGAGCCGGGCCTCGTTGCCGGCCACGCTGGTGGAGAACGCGTCGCCAGTGGCCTCGGGCCGCGCCACGCCAGTCGGCCCGACAGGCGGCAGTAGGAGGTTGATGGCGATCTGGGAAGCCGCCACCGCGGCGAACGCGGCGAAGCCCTGCAGGGCGAACAGCTGCGGGATGAACAGCGACGCGATGGTCAGCACCCCGCGCAGAGTGTCCCGGTCCTGGGGCACATCGTGCCACTCGATCACGTCGCCGAGCTGCGTGAGGCTTTCCCAGGATTCTCGCAACAGCCACTCGCCGTTGACGCGACACACGAGGATGCCGCTGGACTTCGGCGCCAGGCTCGAGATCGGCACGCCGACCGGGACCGGCGCCATGTCGCTGGCCTTGAGCTGCGCAAGCGGTACCGGCGCGAAGCCGCTGACGGGTTGCAGGTTCACGCGCGCCTCCACAATTCGGTGGTCATCCCAGCAGTCGCGTCGCGCCAGTGCTCGAGCACGACGCCAGACTCGTGCGATGCGTGGAGCACGCGCAGTCCACCGTTGGCGTGCACCACGAGGCCGCAGTGCAGACGCACCAGCGACCGCATGATCACGATATCGCCGTCGGCCGGCGGCGTTTCATCGGGCACGCGCCGCATCGCGGATGCTCGAGCACACGAGAGGATGGCCCGCGCGTTGGCCGCGGAGCTGGGCGCCGTCTCGTTCACCGCCACGGGTGCGAAGACGATGCCGTGCACCTCGCGGAAGACGTGCCGCACCAGGCCCCAGCAAGAGAACGCCTCCGGACCATCGCCGTGCGGATCGCGCGCGTGCGGCAAGCCCACGTAGGCTCCGACCCAGCGGTTCATCGCTGCAGCCCCGGGTATTCCGTGCGGCGGAACGTGATCGCCGGCACTGCGAGCGTGCCGTCGTCGTCCAGCTGCGCGGCGATCTGCAGGGCAGAGCCCACCATGTCGATCGACGTCAGCTCGACCTCAAGCGGCGGCAGCAGGGCGGGCCCGGACAGGTCGTCGCTGGCATACACCCGCTCGATGATCACCCATGGATCCAGCGTGCCGCGCGCGGCGTTCAGGAGCGGCCGCATCATGCCCGCGAGATCCGGCCGGGACATGCTGATCTTGGGGGCCTCCGGTTGGTCGGATTCCTCCGGCCGCGTGACGCTCATCGGGCACGAGAGGAACTCCACCTCGGTCGACGGATTGCGGTCGGCGGTCGGTTCGATGATCGCGGAGAGGTCGGCGTTGTCGTTCACGAAGTAGACCGGCGCCGCCAGAGTCGGGTGCCAGAGCTCGTAGGCGTAGAGCATCTGCCGATAGATCGGAGCGACGGCGGCCGCCTCTTGCAGGGCCTCGGCGAGCGTCACGCCCTTGCGAACAATGTCTGGCATGGATCAGGCCCAGGTGATGCCGATGGCGTCGGACGCGAACGAGGGAGCTGCGCCGCCAGCCGCGATCGTCTTTGCCGCGGCCAGCGCGCGCCAGAACAGCAGGTTTCCCGCGACGCTGGCGTCGAGGATCTCGCCATGCGTCGCCACACCCTGGTTCGCCGTCGGCGCCGGGAAGTTCACCGCTGCCTGATTGCCGATGCGCCCGCCGGTGCCGCTGCTCAGATCGGTCACCAGGCCGCCCTGCGTCGGCGTCCAGCCGGACAGAGAGCTGGGAATCACCTGCCGCGCATAGCCGCCGACACCGGGCTCCAGCCCGCCTGCAGCGTTGGTCGGCGTGGTCGTGGTGTAGGCGGCGTAAACGTTGTTCGGCCAGGCATAGGCCTGCGCGCGCCAGATTTCATCGATCAGCTGGTTGGCGAGGTAGTCGGACATGCCGCCGGTGACGCCCAGATCGAAGATGAGGGTGCCAGGGTCGAACGAGATCGCCTCGCCTTCAGCGATGGTGCGCGGATCCATGTCAGCCCACGCGAACAGGTTTGCGCCATCGAACAATCCGACGGCGATCGCCGGGCCACTCCAGCCGCCAGCACCGCCGACACCGAAGTCGATCAGCACGTTGTTCGAGGTCCGATGCGACGTCCCGGAGCTGGCCAGCGTCGTCGCGGCACCCTGCGTGCCGGCCCAATTCGCCAGCGAGCGGGTGTAGGTGACGCCCGCATAGCCGGTGCCGGTCACCTTCGTGTGCGCGGAGTCGGACACCGCGGTCAGCAGGTGCACGATCCAGTCCGCGGCAAGCGAGAAGCCCTGCCCGCGGACCATGTCGGCGAGCTTGTTTTCAGCGTAGTCGGTGAGTTGACTCATGGGTTCCCCGCGGAGCGATTCTGCGCGCACCAGGCGCGCGCGTTGTGCATGCCGCGCACGGTGAACCACTGAGAGTGCAGGCCGGCGGCGCGGCGATGCCACAAGTATCCGACCTCCGGCACGTGCGTGGCGCCACCCGCGGCCGCCATCCGCCAGTACAGGAGCATCTCGGGCCAGAAGTCACCGCGAGGCAGCGAGGCCACCGCAGCGCGCGCCGCGGCGGTCTCGCACAGCACCAGGTGGTGCACCAGGGTCGGGTCCTTGAGGTGCGCCGCCTGAGAGTAGGAAGCGCGGTGCCGGCGCGACTGCCCGACCTGCTCGTCGGTGTAGGCCAGCGCGGATCCCGCCTCGAGGCAGCGCGAGAGCACGCTGAGGTAGTCGGGCGGCAGCTCGTCGTCGTCGTCCACGAAAAAGAAGTGCGGCGTGTCCACCAGCGAGATCGCATCGAACCAGGCCGCCTGCACGTCGGCCGCGCGCTTGAACAGCCGACCCGCCAGGTTGCGGTGCTGCAGCGCCGGCCAGGAGCGGCGCACCGGCGTGCGAGAGACGGTCAGCGCGGTCACGTTCATTCCGGGCCCCACGCGATGTCCGGGTAGTCGACGGTTGGCGGAGTCGTCACCGCCACCAGCCGCTGGCCGACGGCGATCGGCGTGCCGTCGACAGTTGCGGTAACGATGAGCTCGCCGATCGAGGCCGGACTGACGGGGAAAGTCGATCCGTCGACAGCGACCCAATCGATCTGCACGTAGTTGTCGCCAGAGAAAGAGATGATCGGCGAAGCATCCTCGACCGAGGTCCAGATGAGCGACCAGACGATCGTCTCGGAAGTCCACCCAATCAGGCCGGCGAACAGCGTGAGCACCGGACTCGGAGCGAAGCTGTCACAGACGCCTGTGCCGGAGTTGGAATGCAGGAGCGCACCGAAAACCGGATCGTTGATCGGATCGAACCAGGCGATCTCGCGGTCGCTCTGGGTAGACCCATCGATGACAGGCTCGCCGCGGCCGCGCTGCTCGAGCACCGCCTCCACGCGCCAGCGACCGCCCGGCACAAAGCGCCAGCGCGGCTGTTCGATGAACCGGAAGACGGCCGGCACCATGCCCTGGGGCAACGGCCACGTCGCGTTGAACCACGCGCCGCCCTCGTAGATCTCGTCCTTCCACCAGGTCCGGAAGATTTCAGCCTCGGCCGGAGATAGCGGCGCCCACGTCGCGCGCACGATCGCCAGGCGGTCGAGAGAGAGGGCACGCGCGTCCCGCGGACGGTCGGCGTCGGACAGCTGCGCGCGTTCGAACGGCGTCACATTCTCGGTCTGAGGGACGCGCAAGGTGGTCGGATAGTCGGTGGCCATGTCAGGAGGTCTCGTCCACGAAGCCATCGAGCGGCACGTCGATCTCCATCGCCAGGTCGGCCGGGATCGTCGGGAACGCGCTGCCCAGAAGCGGCGCGCGGATCTCCATGGCCAGCGAGCTGAGGTCGGGGCCGGTCTGGAACGGGCCCTCGATCAAGTAGAGCCGACCGAAAACCCGCCCGCGACCGTAGTGCAACATTTCCGTCTGGAAGCGCACCCAGCGCGCGGTCCACCAGGAGAGGTTCGGCCAGACGCCAGACGGGCCCGGCCCCTGGGTGGCGACCCGCGCAGCGAACAGCCGGGTGCCGGCGCGCAGCGTGCCCTCGTACCACTCGTACACCGCCAGCATCGGCCCGGCCTCGAGAAGCCAGACGACGTCGACCATGCGCTCGGACTGACTGCGGCGCGCGCGCGGCCTGCTGTGCCCGGTTTGCATCTGCACCTGCGCGTAGCGCGACAGCTCCTCGATCTCGTGCCCGTCCGCCAGGAACACCGGCGCTTCGGGCGGAGCAATGATGGTCGGGAGCGCCACGTCAGGCTCCGCCGCGCCGCGCCAGGCCGCGGTTCAAGTTGAGCCCGGCGGACTTCAGCGCCACCGCGGTCGAGCCGGTGCGAGACGCGATGCGGCGATCCACCTCGCGCACCGCGGCGTCCACGATGAACCGAACATCGCCGTTCGACTGGCGCTGCTCCTGGATCCGCGCGCCGTGATTCTCGATGACGGTGCGCGGTTGCTGGCCGCCAGTGAGCATGCTGTTCGGCAGGACGCGCCCGCTCGTGGAGGGACGGAACAGCTCCGGGCCTTGCTCGCCGACCAGGAGCGCGCCGCCCACGTTGCGGTGCGCATCCCCACCCCCGGCGCGCCGCCCACGGATGAGGTCGCCTGTAGCGGAGAGCGGCGAGTCGCCGGTGGTGATGCCGACGCCACTACCGGAGAACGCCCCCACGGCGGCACCGATCAGCTGGCCGATCAGGTCATTCCCGGCCGCGGCGACCGGCTCGATCAACGGCCGTAAAACGGTCTTGGCGAATTGCGCCTTCAGCTCGTTGAGGAAGATGGTGGTGAGGTCCGACCCCTTGCGGTACCCGTCCAGGATGCCGGCCTCGATGGAATCGGCCAGCGCGGTCGACGCCTTGTCTCCGGCCTTGGCCACCGCCTCGTCGTTGCGCTGCTCGATGCTGCGCCCGATCTTCTGGCCGATCAGCGCCTCGCGCTCGCGCAGCGCCGCGATCTCCGCCTCGAGCACCTGCAGGGTTTCGTCCGCGGCGCCGTTGGCCGCACGGCGCGCGAGCTCTTCCTCCTTCAGCGCACGAAGCGAGCTGATCCGGGCCCGCTCCACTCCGAGGATGCCCAGCTCGTCCAGCCCGATGAGAGCGATCTCCTTCCGGAGCTCTTCGTTTCCCTTGGTGAGCGCGTCGAGGTTGTCCAGCTCGGCCTTCGAGCGCGCGGAGAGCCCCGCGACCTCCGAATTCCGCAGCTCGATGGCGATGCGCGCCTGATCGTTGGCCTGCGCCTGTGCGAGGATCGCCTGCTGCAGCTTCGGCGTGATCCCACCCAGCCGCTTGGCTTGAATGTCGTTCAGCGCCTTCTCGTAGTCGGTCAGCTTCTGGGTTTGCTCGCCGGCTTTCTGCAGCGTCTCCAGGTACTTCTGCGCTTCGCTCTGCGCAGCGCCGCCTTTCTTCGGCTTGCCGACCGCACCGTCGAACTCGAGCCGCGGCCGGCGCGCCAGGCGCGCGCTCTCGGCGCTGGATTGGTTCGGGTCCGGCGCAGTAGCCGCGGCGGCCGCCGCACGCAGCCGCGCGAGCCGCTGGGAGAACAGCTCCGCAGAGAGCACCTTGTCGATATCTTGCCGGGCCTCCTCCGCGATCGTGCGGGCCTGCTGGAACTCGCCAGACAGGACAGCCGCGGCGGCCGCACCAGCGGACCCGAAGTAGATCCCGAGGGTCTGCACCACCCGGCCCACGCCCTGCACGGAGTCCGCCAGGAACGCGAAGACGTCAGCGGCTGACTTGGCGAACTCCGCCACCGGTGACTCGCCTGCGAGCTTCTTACCGGCAGAGTCGACGCCGACGAACTCGGCCACCAGCTCCTTGGCCACGGAGGTCAGGTCGTTGAGCGCCGGCAGGATCTCGGTAGCGGCGACAGACCCGTAGGCTTTCAGCGTCGCGGTGAGCTTGCCCTGCCGATCCTTGTAGGCGTCGGCCAGCTCGATCTGCTGCTGCGTGAGGATCACCTGCCGGCCGCCGGCTTCCTCGTAGGCTTTGAAGACCCGCAGCTGCTCGGCACCGGCCTTGCCGAACAGCGCCAGCGCGGTGGCGGACTTCTCCGGTCCATCGGCGAACGAGTTAAACGCCTTCGCCAGCGCGTCGACCCGCGCGACAGGGTCAAGCCGCTTGAACTCCTCGATCGGGATGCCCAGGGCCGCGAGAGCCGCGCCGGCGGCCTTGGACTCGTCGTCCACGCCCGACAGGTTCTTCGTGAGCTTCAGCGACGCCGCGGCGATGGCCTCGATCTCGACACCGGCGGTGCCGGCGATGAGAGAGAGCGACGCCAGGTCCTCGGCGGTGGCGCCGGTTTCCTCTTCAAGGTCCTTGAACTTGGCCGCGCCCTCCACCAGCGCGTCGAACGAGAGCGCCACGCCGGCGGCGGCCAGGGCCCCGATGAGCTGGCCCTTGATCGAGCTGGCCGTGTCGAGCGCGTCCTTCTTGAACTGCTTAAGCTGCTTCGAGGCACGCTGCGTGTCGGTCACGAAGCTGCCCGTCTT